AGGAGGTGAGTATGGCTAATACCACAATAGGCGGCAAACTTCGGCATGCATGGAACGCGTTCCGAAGCGATGAAGCAAACCCCCGTTCACGGCAAGGTCTGGGTCCGGGCTACGGACTTCGGAACGACCGCATTCGGATGCGAGTGACGAACGAACGCTCGATCATCGCAGCGATCTACAACCGTATTGGGATTGACGTGGCATCGGTATCGATGTACCATATCCGTCTCGACGACAACGATCGCTACATCGAGACGATCAAGAGCTACCTCAACAACTGTCTGACCATCGAAGCAAACATCGACCAGGCAGCGAGTGCGTTCCGACAGGATATTGCGATGACGCTCTTTGATAAGGGTGTCTTGGCGATTGTGCCTGTCGATACGACGTTGAACCCGAACATCACAAGCGGATACGATATTCTCTCGATGCGAATCGGAGAGATCGTCGAGTGGTTCCCCCGAAAGGTCAGGGTCCGTCTGTACGACGAGAACGATGGTCAGTTCAAGGACATCATCGTTGACAAGTCGACAGTCGCGATCATCGAGAACCCGCTATATTCCGTCATGAACGAGCGCAACTCGACCCTCCAGAGGCTCATCGCCAAACTCAACATGCTCGACTCGGTTGACGAGCAGACCAGTTCCGGGAAGTTGGATCTCATCATCCAGCTGCCATACGTGATCAGGTCTGACACTCGTCGACAGCAGGCGAACGATCGGCGACAGGCTCTCGAGGACCAGCTGAAGGATTCCAAGTACGGCATCGGCTATGCCGACGGCACCGAAAAGATCACCCAGCTGAATCGCCCTGTAGAGAACAACCTCCTCAAGCAGGTCGAGTACCTGACTGAGATGCTCTACGGACAGCTCGGCATCACGAAGGAAGTACTCGACGGAACCGCTGACGAAGCGACGATGTTGAACTACTACGGCCGCACGGTCGAACCCATCCTTCGTGCAATCTCGGAAGAGATGAAGCGGAAGTTCTTGACGAAGACCTCGCGCACGCAAGGCCAGTCGATCATGTACCTTCGCGATCCGTTCAAGTTGCTGTCGGTCGCTGCTCTGTCTGAGGCTGCTGATTCGTTGTCCCGCAACGAGATCACTGCTCCTGACGAGATTCGTCCGTACCTCGGCTTGAAGCCGCTGAACAGCGCAACGTCTGGTGTCCCTGGCAACAGGAACATGAGTGCCGGAGCGCCTGGTTCGCCGTCAACAGTTGATCCGTCAGCTGCTGATCCGAACGTCGACCCGACTGCCGATCCCACAGCGACTGATACTGCTGGGGCTTCAGACGAGGAGTCGCTGATGGCTAGCGTCTTTGCTGGTCTGAACGCAGACATCGACAACATTCTCAAGGGTGGTGGTGATGGGACAGGCTGAAGAATTCCTGGCGCATTACGCCGATGAGAAGTACAACCCGCAGAAGGCGCATGACTACTACATGCGGGTTCGAAAGCTCAAAGGCCGCAAGCCCGCACATGCGCAAGCACACACCTCTGGGGCATCACGCCTGAAGAAAGTCGAAACCTCCAAGATTGCGTCGGCCCGAAAGAAGGCGGCTCACGAGCGGAAGCAGATCCAAGACAAGCTCAAGGCTTGGCTGAACACCAAGGATCTGGCAAACCCGGCAACCGTCAACCTGAAGGTACAGGCGTTCGAAACCAAGAACCAAAAGCAGGCCGCTTCTATGGACCTCGGTAAGGTTGCGAACGATCTGAAGAACGCCGTCGCAAAAGCTGAAGCTACCTACAAGCGTGAGTTGAAGAAGCTTCGCGCCAAACGCTGATACGAAAGGATCAAAATGGCAGTAACAAAGCCTGACTTCAGCGGATGGGCCACCAAGAATGACCTCGAATGCTCTGACGGCCGCACGATCCGTGCAAACGCCTTCAAGGTGAACGATGGTTTCACGGTCCCTCTGCTGTGGCAACACGGCCACAACGACCCCGAGAACGTTCTCGGACACGCCCTTCTCCAGAACCGGCCCGAAGGCGTCTACGCCTACGCATGGTTCAACGAGACCGAACGCGGCCAGGTCGCAAAGCAGCTCGTCGCACACGGAGACATCAACATGCTCTCCATCTTCGCGAACAAGCTCATCCAGAAGGGCAAGGACGTTCTCCACGGTGCAATCCGTGAGCTCAGCCTCGTCATCTCTGGCGCGAACCCCGGCGCCTACATCGACAACATCCTCTTGCAGCACGGTGATGACTTCACCCCTGTCGAGTCGGAGGCTGTCATCTACACCGGCTTGTTCATCGAGCACGCCGACTTCTCAGGGGAAGTCAACGTCTGGCAGCAGCCCGACTTCTCCGACGACCCCGAAGGAGCCTCCATGGCACACGCAGAAGGGGACAAGTCGATCCAGGACATCCTGGATACCTTCAATCCCGAACAGAAGGACGTCCTTCTGTACATGATCGAGGAGACCCTCAAGGGCGCCCCGACTGTGCAGCACTCGGACGATGACAGCGACGACGAAGACCTCGACGAGGACGACGCCGACGAGACCGACGACACCGACGACTCCACCGACGGTGACAACATCCAGCACGCCAACCAGGAAGGAAATCCCGTGCGCAACGTCTTCATGAACCACAACCAGGACACCGCTCAGCAGAGCCAGGGTGTCACGCTCTCCCACGCCCAGATGCTCACCATCGTCGAGGACTTCAAGAAGTCCGGCTCCTTCAAGGGCGCCTTCCTCGCGCACGCCGGCGAGTTCGGCATCACCAACATGGAGGACGTCCTCTTCCCCGACGCTCGCGTCACCTCCAACGAGCCGGAGCTCATCACCCGCCGGATGGCCTGGGTCTCCAAGGTCATCGATGGCTGCGTCCACTCCCCGTTCTCGCGGGTCAAGTGCGTCGTCGCCGACATCACCGCCGAGCAGGCCCGTGCCCGTGGGTACGTCAAGGGCAAGTTCAAGAAGGAGATGCTCCTGAAGGTCCTCAAGCGGGTCACTGGCCCGAAGACCTTCTACATCAAGGCCAAGCTGGACCGCGATGACATCACCGACATCACGGACATGGACGTCGTGGCCTGGATGAAGAAGCAGATGCGTCTGCTCTTCCTCGAGGAGACCGCACGCGCGATCCTGCTGTCCGACGGCCGGGCCATCGACGACGAGGACAAGATCGACGAGGAGCACATCCGCCCGATCATCAAGGAGAACTCGCTGTTCGCCCACCAGGTCGTCTACGACAAGGTCGCTTCTGCGGCTGCCGGCGACACCTTCGTGGACGCCATGCTGCGCGCTCGGAACGACTACAAGGGCTCCGGCGCTCCGACCTTCTTCACGACCAACGAGCAGCACGTCGCGATGCTGCTGCTCAAGGACGACAACAAGCGTCGGCTCTACAACTCGGATGCCGAGCTGTGCGCCGCGCTGAACGTCTCCGAGATCGTCGAGGTCGAGCCGATGGAGCAGATTCCGCACCTGCTCGGCGTCATCGTCAACCTGACCGACTACACCATCGGTGCCGACAAGGGCGGAGAGGTCAACTTCTTCGACGACTTCGACATCGACTACAACCAGCTCAAGTACCTGTACGAGAGCCGGCTGTCCGGTGCCCTGACCAAGCCCAAGTCGGCCCTGGTCATCTGGGAGGTCGGCCACGTTCCGACCGTCGAGTCCGTCGAGGACATGCTCCCGACCCCGGTTGTGCCCCCGGTCGGCGGCTGATCACGGCCCATGGCAAGGTACCGTGGTCTGATCGGCTTCGGTGAATCCACGGAAACTGCACCTGGAGTGTGGCGCGACACCATCACAGAACTTCCATATTCTGGCGATGTGCTAAGCGCCGCACTCCAGACGGAGTCCAGTGACAAAGTCAACACCGACCGAGTCATTGACAACTCCATCAGTGTCATAGGAAACGCCTACGCTTTTGAGCACCTCCTTGCCATTCGCTACATCATGTGGGCGGGGGAACGCTGGACGATTTCTCATATCGATCTGAAGCGCCCCCGCCTCATCTTGCGGATGGGAGGTGTGTACGATGGCCCGACGCCTCCAGCTCCAGAGCCTCCTGCAGGCACTGACTGATCCCGCGTTGCCCGTCTACTTCGAGCCCCCTACCAGCGACAAGATGTCATATCCTTGCATCACGTACGAACGTGACTTCGAGAAGACGTCTCATGCTGACAACCAGCCCTACGCGCGCAGGAAGCGATATTTGGTGACCGTGATCGACCGAGACCCTGACAGTCTCATCCCGGACATGGTGGCAGATCTCCCTTCAAGCTCGTTCAACAGGGGTTTCAAGACCGAAGGCCTCAACCACAGCATTTACACCCTGTTCTACTGAAAGGAACACAATGAGCAAGCTCGTCTGGGATGCCACTGGCACCCGCAAGTTCGAGAACGGCGTCGAGAAGGGCGTCCTCTACCCGCAGAACGCGTTGGGCCTCTACCCGCTGGGCGTTGCTTGGAGCGGTCTGACGACCGTCACCGAGAAGCCCTCCGGCGCCGAGTCCAACAAGCAGTACGCGGACAACCGCGTCTACGCCAACCTGATCTCCGCAGAGGAGTTCGCCGCCACCATCGAGGCGTTCTACTCGCCGGTCGAGTTCGATGCCTGCGACGGCACCGCAACCCCGTACCCCGGTGTCAGCGTCGGTCAGCAGCCCCGGAAGCCCTTCGGGTTCTGCTACAAGACCAAGATCGGCAACGACATCGACCCCGACCTCGGCTACAACCTGCACGTCGTCTACGGCGCCATGGCTGCTCCCTCGGAGCGTGCCTACACGACCATCAACGACTCGCCGGAACTGACGGCCCTCAGCTGGGACCTCTCGACCGACAAGGTCGACATCCCCGGCCTCAAGCCGTCCGCCATCATCACCATCGATTCCACGGCGACCGATCCGGTCAAGCTCGCGGCCCTCGAACTGGTGCTGTACGGCGATGTCGCAGTCGACCCGCGCCTGCCCCTCCCGGCGGAACTGTTCGGCCTGATCGGAACCGTCCTCACCGACGCCACTCCGGTTGCTCCGACCTACGTCCAGGGCACGCACACCGTCACGATCCCGGTCACCGCCGGCATCGACTACCAGGTCGACGGCGTCACCAAGGTCGCCGGTGCTCTCGTCATCACGAAGACCACCACGGTCATCGCGGTCCCGAAGGCCACCTACAAGCTGGCCGCCGGCGTCGACGACGACTGGACGTTCATCTACTGATCCGTCCCTGAAAGGAGACCAGAGAATGCTAACCATCACAGTCCCCGCAATCGAAGGCTACAACGATGCAACAGAAGTGTTCGTCGAACTCGAGCCCGCGGTTGTCCTGACCCTGGAGCATTCTCTGGTCTCCTTGTCAAAATGGGAGGAGCTTCACGAGAAGCCCTTCCTTAACGATGACGAACGGACTGACGAGGAAGCGCTTACCTACATCCGGTGCATGCTCTTGACACCCGATATTCCTCAGTCAGTTCTCGACAGACTCTCTCAAAAGAACCACGACGACATCGGCGAGTACATCTGCAAGAAGATGACTGCTACGTGGTTCGCAAAGTCGATTGGTCCGGCAAGTCGAGAAATCATCACTGCCGAGATCATCTACTACTGGATGTTCACCCTGAGCGTCCCGATGGAGTGCCAGTATTGGCATCTCAACAAACTGTTGACACAGATTCGTGTCTGTAACGAGAAGCAATCTCCGAAGAAGCGGATGTCTCGTCGTGACACACTGGCTCAACAGAAGGCCATCAACGAGGCACGCCGTGCGAAGTTCGGAAACCAAGGCTAGAAGGGAGGCATCATGACACAACTTGTTTGGCGTGTAGCGGGCGATCGTCGATTCGAAGCAGGACTCGATCGTGGGGTTCTGTACCCACCGACCGGCAACG